CTCGCAAACCTCCTCAGCACAGAAATTCTTGCTGAAATCAACCGCGAGATCGTCCGCAGCATCTACTGGGTTGCCCGTCAAGGTTCAGTCCAAACCGACATCACCACCCCCGGCACCTACAACCTCGACCTCGACTCCGATGGTCGTTGGTCAGCCGAGCGCTTCCGTGGTCTGGTCTTCCAGATTGAACGTGAGTGCAATGCAATTGCCAAGGAGACTCGCCGTGGTAAGGGTAACTTCGTCGTCGTCTCAAGCGATGTCGCCTCAGCCCTCGCTATGTCAGGCTTCCTCAACCTCTCACCCGCACTGAACACACAACTCGCCGTCGATGACACTGGCAGCACCTTTGCTGGTCTCTTGAACGGTAAGCTCCGTGTTTACATCGATCCTTATTCTCAGCTCGGCGTTAACTTCTTCTGCGCTGGTTATAAGGGCGAGTCACCGTATGATGCAGGTATCTTCTACTGCCCATACGTTCCTCTCCAAATGATGAGAGCTATCGATCCTGCTACCTTCCAACCCCGTATCGCGTTCAAGACCCGTTACGGCATGGTTGCCAACCCATACGTTCTGAAGACTGACGGAACCCCCTACGGTTCTGACTTCACCACTCAGAGCGGAGCTAACCAATACTACCGCCTCACCGCAGTAACTGGCCTCCACGGCAACACCTACGGATCCTAATCCTAGGTAAGGTTGAGTAAAACAAAAAACCCTCGGGCTAAACACCCGAGGGTTTTTCATTTGTTAAATTTTTTTAAATTAATCAATGCGATAGTGTGAATAAGTAAATCTAACAGTAGAAGTCACTGGGTTAGTATCGCTGATATCTGATCTAAAATTAAGTGCGCTAAGGTCTGTTGGTATTACATTATAAAAAGTAAAATTTCGATTAGACAGAGGGTAGTAATTTGATTTTAAAATTTGTAAGTTAGCTGTAGTAGCCCAAGAAGAATAATTACTGCCTTCTTTGTCGTTATCAATATTACCTATAGATTTCATCCAATCATAAATGCTTTTCCAGTTATCAATGTTTTCATCTACAATAAAGTTTAATTCTAATGGATTAAAATTAAATGTGTTTACTGAAATTGGAATCTGGACACCCAAAGCTGTTGGCTGAGGCTGTACGTTCATAGCTAAGCCCGGGACCGCCACTTGTTGGCCAAATAATTTAAGTTTATCGTCTCCGCGATCTATCGTAAAATTATAGCAATTTGAAAATAATGGATTAATGTTTGTCATTTCAAATAATCTTCTGGATTGTCGGACCAGCTTTTGGGATCTTTAATATCACCGTCTGGTGTATAAGGCATTTTTAATTCTTCTTTTTTAAACTTACGTTTCTTCTTGGGTTTCTTTTCGGCTTCAGTTTCTTTTTCCCACAATTTATTTATTTCTTCTTCCTCAATTAAGTCTTCTTCTTCGATTTCTTCAAAATCGATATGACTGTCTTCGTATAATTCTTGTAAAAAGTTTACGAAATGAGTATCAGAAAACAAAGTCCAAGCAATGTCAAGTGCATCGCCATCTTCTTCAAGTTCAGCAGTCACTATTCCGCCAGTCTGTCCTTCCATAAACGACAGGTAGGCATCATACATCTTGAGTATATCTTCTGACGGTTCGGACATATACATGATGTAATCTTTTAATACAGTAATTGCTTTTTCTTTAATGTTTGCCAGATACGAGGTTAAACGCAAACATTCAATGACATGTCCTTCTTCGTTAGTTGTAGTATAAATTACAATTTTTGCGGGATTGGAGAGGACAACTTCCGTATCATTATCTATTACGACAGAAACTACTTCTTCACCTGATGAAAACTTCACAACACGAATAGACGATGAAGCTTGGTCTTTATTTTCTTCCATGCTTCCTCCTCAGTATATTTATGGTTGTGGGTTTTTATAATTTGATCTTAAAAACTTTATAATCAAATTTTTCTTTGTCGTAGATCTTCAGTCTTTGCTCAAAGTGTTTTAGTACATGGTTTTTGTAACTTTTCCATGAAAGGTCATCAACAATGTCAAACACCTTTAAGGTCTTTTTAGTGGCTGAGGTTCTTAGTCCTCTTCCAATGCTCTGTAGTAGTCTAATAATTGATTTAGTGGGATGTGCAAATATGATGTTGTCAAGGTGGACAATGTTGATCCCGGTGCTTGTAGTACCGAAAGAAGCGACAAGTACTGCGTCTGTTTCTTTGTCAATGATTTTTCTAATTGCTTCTCTATTTTCTGCATCAGTTTTCCCCGAAATGAAATAAACTTTCTTACTGGGATACTTGGCTTGTATGAGGTCATATAATGGCTTTCCGTGTCGTTCCACATAGTTAAACAACACTAAAGTATTACCTTTAGTTTCACCACAAAGTTTGGCAATAAATTCGTTTCTAACGTGGCAGTCTACCAAGAATCCGGTCTCCTCTTGGTATTTGGCTTTCTTTAGTCGGTCGCGGGAGGCATCGTCGTAATCCAGTTTTATACAGTCTATAGCCAGCCTAGCGAGAACTCCTTGACCAATTAGCCCTTTGGTCGTAATAAACTGTACGGAAGCCCCTAGGGTGCCTTCTATGGACAATTTATGGGCCATAGTTTGGTCTAGAGTTCCCGTAGTTCCTAACCTAAACCATGCTTTAGTCAATTTTTTGCCAATATTAACCAAAGAGTCAGCTTTTACCAGATGGCATTCATCAAAAATTACAGCATCAAACTGATCAAACCATTGTTTAGGAAGTTTATAAACGGACTGCCAAGTGGATACAATTATTGGTTTATGTGTGTCCTTTTCCTTGCCTGCAGTAATTTTATGTAAATATTTGGTAACTGACCAAGATTTATCATTTTTTGAATAGTCAAAAAAGTCAGCCTCCATCTGTTGTACTAGCCCCACAGTGGGAACTAATAATAAAATTTTCTTAGGTGCTTGCACGAAAAATCTTAACAGATATCGAATAATTAAATAAATGATCAATGATTTTCCGCTTCCTGTTGGGGAAACAATCACTGATCTACTTTGGTTAAGAGCATGGATAACAGCTCTTTTTTGGTGACTATGTGCTACCGCTTTGTTCTTTTTTACGGTAACATTTAAAGATTCAAAAAACTGATCAAAACTATAATCAGTCATATCAATGTTTTTTAAATCTTTTTCATCAAATAACAAGTAATAATTTCTTTCTTCACAAAACTTTTGCAAGTAAGTCTTTAGACCTCTAGGCAAAGTTGAACTATTGATTTCATATAATTTAATTTTGCCATCCCATATACGGGACTTGTAAAGTGGCATATACTCTGCACCGGGAACTTTAAATGAAAAATATGAGCGAAGTTCACGCTTTACTGAATCTTCACAATCAATTTTATATTTGGTTTGATCCTCTGCCGACGCTATAATAGTATACACCTAAAAATATTTAGGGGTATTAAGAAATGCCATTCACAAGTTTGTTCCAATCGATAGCAGACTTAATGGCATAATTACGGTTAGAAAGAACTTTTAAAAAGTCTTCAACCATTTTAATTTTTATTTCAAGAATGTTAAGATCAGTTTTAATTTTAAGCAGTGTAGGATCCGCATCCATAAATTTGTCTAGTGCGGTTTTTAATACGTCTAACTCAAAGGGATCTTCTTGCCATTGTTCTAATTCTTCCTTCGATGCTTTACCGCTGTATATTTTCCACTTACGAAGTTTCATTATGGCAAATGCGTTTTGTAACTTTTGGTATTCTATCCTAAGATCTGCATGGATAGAGAGGTACTTTCCATGTATTGCAGGAGTCCTTAAGGCTTCTTTAGCTAACTCTGTAGAGTCTATTAAAGAATCCTTTTTAAGTTCTTCTTTAAGGGTTTCTAGATTCATTATAAGTATACTATAGAGTACTTTAAAAGAGTTGTCAAGAGATACTTGACAATATTTTAAAATAGATTATAATAGTGCAAGTTTTTAAAAAGTTGAAAATATGATAATAGACTTACGAACTATTCCCACCGTGTGGATCAATCTAGACAGCGCCACTGTAAACGCAAGTTTAATGGAACAACGTTTCCGTGAACATCGTTTTCAGACAACTTTTAGAAAGTCGGCTAGACAGATTGCACCACCACCTAATACTCCTAAAGTAATTCAACATTACGTAGGATGTGCGCAATCTCATATCGATATTTTAGAGGACATGACTTATGCATGTCCTTTATTAATTTTAGAAGATGATTGTGAATTTACTAAAGACTTTCATCCAATGATTGAAATTCCAGATAACACTGATGCAGTGTATCTTGGCGTTTCTTCTGGCAATCCACATTACATTACCAAAGAAGTAAACAAATATTTTATGAGAATTGGTAAAATTTTAGCAACACATGCGATTTTATATATCAACAATGATTATAGAAAAATGATTGCTGAAATTGCCAAATTGTATGCATATAGGTTAAGGATACCATTTGATAATGGCTGCGCGCTTATTCAAGAGCGATTTAATGTTTTAACTCCCAATAAACCATTTTTTGTTCAATCTGATGCAAGAGAAAGTGCAAATCGCTGGGAAGCTATTACGGCCAGACCTCTTGTAAATAAAAATAGTGAATTTCCTGTTAGGGAAGAAAACGTCACTCTTCAATTTCAGGTGCCAGCATGATTACATTTCAACATTTAGGAAAGTATGGGCGTCTTGGAAATCAAATGTTTCAATATGCCACTTTGTACTCGCTAGGAAAAACTTTAAACTATTCGATTGGGGTTCCATATAAAGCCAGAAGTTCAAATGACAAATTGGATTTTTGTTTATCTGATGGATTTGAAATTAGCGCATCCGATTCTTCAAATGCATTTTCTACTTCAGTTTATGTCGAACCACATTTTAATTATGACTCAAACATTTTAAATATTCCAGATGGATGTGATATTAGAGGGTATTTTCAATCTGAAAAATATTTTAAAACTCATAAAAATGATTTAAAAAACAAAGAATTTAAATTTAAAACAGATGTTGAAAACAAAGTCAAATCTTTATTTGATGGAAATGATTCAGAATTAATATCTGTACATATTAGACTGGGCGATTATGTGCATATTCAAGATTGTCACCCTATTTGTTCAATAGAATATTATAAACAAGCTTTATCTCAATTACCAAAAGACTGCCAAGTTATTTTGTTTAGTGATGATTATCCAAAAGCATTGGAGATGTTTAAGTCTTTTGGTATTAATGTTATGCTTACGGGAGGCAATGATAAATTTGTTGATATGTGTATGATGACAAAATGCGATTATCACGTAATTGCAAACAGTTCTTTTAGCTGGTGGGGAGCGTGGCTTTCTAATAGTAAAAAAATAATTGCTCCTAAAATATGGTTTGGCAATTCTCCTAATGTTGCAAAAAATTGGGATGATATTTATTGTGATGGGTGGGAACTAATATGATTATCGATATCCCTTCTGTAAAAACATATTATGTTAATATGGATAATAAACCAGAAAGAAAACAACAAACTGAAAAACTATTGTCTGGATTGAATTTTACTAATTACGAAAGATATCCAGCAAAAACTGGTCAAAATGCAATTGAAGGTTGCGCTTTATCGCATATTGATATTTTACGTTCAAATAAAGGAAATACTCCTTTTTTAATTTTAGAAGACGATGTCTCTGCAGCACAAGGGTATAGAAAAAAAATTGAAGTTCCAGATGATGTAGATGCAATTTATTTGGGATATTCAATGTGGGGATATGACAAGGAGAGAGCAAAAAAGTTTTCTAAAATGGATACTCCGACTACATTTAAAAAGATTACAGAAAACATATATAAAATTTCAAACATGTTATCTACACATGCAATCATGTATTGCAGTGAAAGATATTCTAGCGCTGTAGCAGACGTAATGGAAACAGTGTGGAAAAATGAACAATGGCACTGTGATTATGCGTGTGCATTAATACAAGAAGAATTTAATGTTTATGCTCCTTCGGAACCATATTTTTTTCAATATGATTACTGGACTATGCCTTGGACTTATGTTTCTTTAGAAAAATTTTATAACATGAATATTGAATATAAGAAAGCAACCAATGACCAAAGACTCAACCCATAAAGTCGGCCTATTGGCCATTGCAACCAATAAGTATATTTCATTTGTAGATCCATTAGTTGAAAGTGCTGATAAATGGTTTTTGCGAGAATGTGATGTAACATATTGCATTTTTACAAACAATTCAAAGCAATTGCAGAGCAACAGGCACTTTAATATGATGCAAATAGAGCATGAACCTTGGCCTGCTCCAACTTTAAAACGTTATGATTATTTTCATCAATATGAAGATTACTTAAAATCTTTTGATTATTTGTACTATTGTGATGCAGATATGAAATTTATAGACACGGTAGGAAATGAAATTTTAGGAGAACTTGTATCCACACTACATCCTGGATTTTGGGGTCAGTTAAATTTACAGTTTTCATACGAACGCAGACCAAATTGTAAAGCATATATTCCGTATGGCAGTGGAAATGGTTATTATGCTGGAGGATTTAATGGAGGAAATGTGGAACAATTTTTAAAAATGTCTAAAACTATTGTGTCATGGAGAAAAGAAGATGAACAAAATGGATTGGTTCCGGTTTGGCACGATGAGAGTTACATGAATAAATACATGTACTTGAATCCACCTACAAAGGTGTTAACTCCAAGTTATTGTTACCCAGAATCTTGGAATATCCCCTTTGAAAAAAAGTTATTAGCATTAGATAAAAATCACAGCGAAATGAGATCATAATATGTGGCAAGTCGATACGATTAAAAAATATAAAAACAATTTAGATTGCTTTGTAGAAACTGGTACTTGGAAGGGTGACGGTATACAAGTTGCTTTGGATTTAGGATTTACATCCGTTTTTAGTTGTGATATTGATAAAACAAATGTTAATCATGCTTTACAGCGATTTGTA